GCGCGACGTGATGGAGTTCTTCCGGAACCTGATCGATATCGGCGGGTTCAAGATGGAGACCGCCGGAATGCTCCGTGATGGTGCCACCTACTGGGCGCTCGCTCGGATTGACGATTCGTTCGACGTCGGTGGCGGCGACACGATCCGCCCCTACGTTCAGGTCGCGACCTCGTGCGACGGAACGTTGGCGAACGTCGCCCAGTTCACCTCGGTACGGACCGTATGCCAGAACACGCTGAACGACGCGCTTCGCGAGTCCCAGGGCCAAGTCCGCATCCCGCATTCGACCAAGTTCAACGCAGAACGCGTGAAAGCGGACCTTGGGCTAATCGGCGGGACTTGGGAGCGGTTCAAGAAAGATGCGGTCGAGCTTTCGAAGCGTACGGTGTCTAAGGCCGAGGCGACCAAGTATTTCCTCGACGTGCTCTACCCCGACCAGGAAGAGGTCGACCTCGACGCGCATCGCCCGATGCTGGAACTCGTGACTTCGATTTACTTGAACGGCATCGGCCAGAACACCCGCACCGCGAAGGGTACGGCCTGGGGACTGGTGAATGCGATCACCCGGTTCACGGATCACGAGCGTAAGGCCACGAGCGCAGATACCCGGCTGCAGTCCGCTTGGTTCGGTGCAGGTGCCCGGATGAAACGAAATGCATTGACTGCGGCGCTCGCTCTGGTATAATGTCAAGTGCGGACCTCTTCTCGGTCCGCTTTTCCTGTTTTAAGGGTTAAGGACGCTTCGGGGGGATCCGCGCAGGGTTCCCCCGTTTTTTTCAGATATTAATAGAGGTCTCTACACCAATGGTCACCAAAAAAGGTAAGCTTACCACCCCGCCTATCGACGATCATGAGGCGTTGACGTTCAAAAAGCTTGACGCAAGAAAAGCGTTTGGGCAAGTCGGGCTTCCTCTCCCGCTTGAAGCCTGGATCGAGGAGAACACCCCGGAACCCGCGAAACCTGCCCCACCCGTTAAAAAGGTTTACACCCGGGACGAGGCCATCCACGAGATCGCCTCCTTCGAGTGTGAGGGGCTGACCGCGTCGCAGGTGTACGAGATGCTCGTGGGGTCCACGATGCCGTTGCCTTTCAAGACGAACGCGGTATTGGCCAAAATCCTCGCCGAGTGGCTCGGGGTGGACGAGGTTCAGGTACACTCGACCAACGACTGCGTGAAACGCTGGTTCGTTTCCGCTGAATCCCGGGTGTGAAGAGCTACATCGTCGGTTAAAGGAGAAGAACACATGAACACATATCCATTTGCAGGAGAAATCAAAATGGAAAAAGTAATCAAAGACGGTAAAGAAGTGATTGAGTGGGAGCCTGTACCGCTACAGTCAGATCGTTTTAATGTTGATCCTGTCACGGGTAATGTGGGCATTGGCACACCAAGTCAAGAGTTGATTGCATACACCTTCACGCCCCCTGGCAAAGAATGGGCGCGTATCGACAAAGACATGAACGTCACTCACCTTGACATGGAACTATGCGCAAAAGGCCCACACAACGCCTACAGCGCATTGGCTGTGGCAATTTGGAATAAAGCGATTGAAACTGAGCGTGAGGAGTGCGCCCAGATTGCTGATAGGTGGACTGACTACGATGTAGAGGGCTTAGCAGTAGCCATCAGAGCAAGGGGAGTTGATAGATGAGCTACATCGTCGCCTCGCTTCCTCCACAGAAAGTGTTTGTGCGAAAGGAATTCCTTTATAACTTTGAGAAGGGTCACGGACAGCTTGAGCCGGCCATTTGGATTAGCTTGAAGGCGCTACGCGGTCAGGTCTTCAGGATCGAATCCTTGCTGCCCAACTACTGCGCCTTGTATGACAAACTGCCCCTGCATGCTTATGTCTGGAAAGAGAACCATGGCGACCTGCCGATTGACATGCTGCAACTGTGGGATTGCATGGGGTACCGCTTCACGGTCGTCGAGAAGATAAGTCTACGCAATTTGAGCGCGAAGTTTTTGGACAAGCACAAGGTCTGGCACTTTGGGCGTTACCTGTTCACCGTTGATTTCTGCGCGGAAAGTATGGATCTTGACACGGGGTTTACGGAGCAAGCCGAGGAGCATAAAAGTTTTAACTTCCTTGCACTTGACAATGGTCAGTTTGCTGCTCAGCCAAATAACCGCTGTCTATGGTACGACCAAAGTCTAACGCCCTCTGAGACAAAGACACCGGACTTTCAAGCCGCAAAAAATTTTTGGTCGGTCGATGGCACACGCAAGTGGGCCGCAGGAAGTGACTGGTTTTACGATTTCCAGGAGCGAACATGAGCAGAGAACTTATGCAGCAAGCGTTGGAGGCGTTGGAGTGGAACTACAACACAGATTTGGACAACATCTATGCATGTGAGCAATGGGCCAAGATTCTGAAAAAAAACATAGCGGCACTGCGCGAGATGCTGGCGCAGCCGGAGCAAGAGCCGGTGGCGTGGATCAGCGAAAGCGAAAACCTGCTGTCATGGGACAAGTTCTATGACCATATGAAGCCCCTCTACACTGCCCCGAAGCCAGTACAGCAGCCGCTGAAGTTGCGAGAGATTGAAAAGTGCATCTATGACGCAAACAACGACCTTATTGTTGCTTGCAGGAATGTCGAAGCCGCCCACGGCATCACAGGAGACGCCTATGAAAGCTGACCGTGAAGTTATGCAGCAAGCGCTGGAGGCGCTGGAGTCCGACAACCCCGACATCCAACTACGGGCAGCAGTCGCCCTTCGCAGAGCACTGGAAGCAGAACCCGAAAGGCTCTTTAGCTTGCAGGTTGGGGCTAATTTTGTGTTGCGCCGAAACAAGAAGGCGTACACATTGGTTGAGTTGCAGTGGACCCCTGGGATGGGAACACAGTATATCTGCAAGGATCTAAAAACTGGAAAGATCGAACGACTGCACCATAGTGTCCTGGTAGAGAAAGACAAAGCTGGAAAAGGAGTATGAGATGGACGAAAGCCACGAGTACCAGAACATACCGTTCATCCGATCCGACGAGCGGTGGGTTCGAAATCCGCCTTTGGCTTGACAAAGTATTGCACCGGTGTTATAATAGAGGTTCGTTAGTAGTAAACATTAAACCCTAACCGATAGAGGAAAACGAAATGAACCAAGCCACTACCACAACCGCTCGTTTTATCCCCACCGACGAACTCGTGTACGTTCTTGCCAAAAAAGGCGGCTGGTCCACTGTAGTTGATGTCGCTGGGGTAGGGCGACCCGGCCGCGAATTTAAGGTCCGCAATTCCGCGCTGCATGTGATCGTTGAGACCCCAGTCGAGCCCCCAGTCTCGGCCGAGGACGTTCCCGCACCCCAGACCGTAGTGCGCAGCCATGATGCCGATGGCACTGGTCCTGTCGCGAAAATGAAAGCCGAGAAAGCCGCAGCTGCTGCTCGCCAAAAGCACCACGCCGCAGTCGCGAAGATGAAAGCCGAGAAAGCCGCAGCTCCTGCTCGCCAAAAGCTCCCTCTCGACCAGCGCAAGAACGGCGTGGTGGATTCGCTCTACCTGCAGTTTTACAAGAATTACAGCAAGACCGTGAACGGCCAAGTTGTCCGCTCGTTGGATAAAGGCGATTTCGTGGCGGTCGAGCTTCGCAAGTGCGAGACACTCGAGCAAGTGTACGATTTCGTCGCGAGCCAGATGGGACTCTCCCGTGTCGATTTGGTCTCCCGGTACGCTCACCTGAACACCGGCATGCAGCGCATGAACCTCGGCAACATGCTGCGCCGCTACCTCAAAGGAGCGTGATGACCACAAAACCCGCAAACGTCCGGATCCGCCTCGCGAAGGGGCGGTTTGCCGGTGAAATGCTGTACCAGGGTCGAGTCTACAAGTTCGACTGTTCGATCTCGGGGTCGGACATCGACGCTGAATTCAGGACGGTCGGCGAGGAGCCCTTCGACCGCTGGGAGGCTTTCCGAGCGCTTGAAGCCTGGATCGAGGAGAACCTCTGTGGTTAGCTGGCCTTTTCCATTTGGCGATCAACCCGACGGCACCTACCGCTCGATTGGGGAACCCGCTGTCGCTTTGGAAGAGATAGCCTCTCCGAGCCCTTCGGAGGTACCTCCGTTGCATTCGAAGCCTCGGGTTAAGGCTAACGTACCTGACTGGGCCTCCGATGCGCTCCGTGAGGCCGGGAAGTGCCCCGACGCCCGTTCGAGGCTCTGCGCCCAGTACGGCATCGACTACGCGACGCTCGTCGAGGGAGTACCGAATGCTGGGGTAGCTACGATGCGGATCGTGAACGCGCTCCGCCGTTCGTCGAAAAGCTGACCGTTCGTCGGACGACAGGGGTTGACAAATAGACAAGGTGTTTCACCGGTGTTATAATAGAGGTTCGTTAGTATTTAAACATCAACCGATAGAGGACTACAGATATGAAAGCATTCACACCCAGCAACCCGCGTGGCGAGCGGTACGGATTCGCGGCCTATGTTTTCTTTTTTCCGGTTTGGATTGCTCAAGACAGCATCCAGGTCCACATCGGCGTGCTTGACGACGATGGCGAATACGTCGTGATTAACCGGTGGGGGAAGGTCTCAGAGCGTCTTGAGCGCCTCCTTACCCCTGCAGATCGCAGGGAAATCGAGAGCAAGATTTCAGACCTTGTACGCGAGGAGTCGGAATACAGGCGTTGGGAGCACCTTGCGCCGAACGCGGTCAGGGCCTGACATCCACCGGGGCTTCGGCTCCACACCATCACCCTTTAACTCATAGAGGACTACAGACATGCAAGCATTCACACCCAGCAACACTGCCTTCAGCGTGGTTTCCTCCGTCGTTGTGGTCGGCATCGATCCTGAATACGCGGACTACGACAACCCGCGTGGCGAGCGGTACGGATTCGCGGCCTATGTTCGTGGCTGCAACGATCGTGGCGACACCTGCGAATTGCACGTGGCAACCGATCGGGACGAGGGAATCGCGTTAGCAAAGGCTAGCAAAATGGCCGATGCGCTCAACGTCCGCGCGAAAAGCCTGGGCAAGCTCCCAGTCGGGTTCGGCTCCTGGGCCACCGGTCGCCCCGTGTATGGGTCGGACGCCTACGTCGAGTGTGGACAGGCTGACGATGTGGCGCTCGAAGCGCGAGAATTGGCCGATGAAGGCTGGCGTTGATTTACCCCGGGGCTTCGGCACCACAGATTCACGAGGTGCAAGATGGCCAGGATGAGAGCACAGCAATGAGCGCGGAAAAGAACCTCTGGGGCTGGCTCGACCTGCGCCTCGGGGGTCATTGGTTCGCGCAGAGAGTCGAGAACGAAGTCGGACGCAACACCCCGGACGTGTGGTTCGCGCTGTACAAGCTCCGCGCGGTCTCGGGCTGGATCGAACTCAAGGTCCTCACCGACCTGCCCAAGCGCCCCGGCACCCCGCTCCGGCTCCCGAAGTGGACCCACGGGCAGCGCAATTGGGCGGTGTCCGCACAAAGGCATGGGGCTTGGTGTCTCCTGGGGTTGCAAGTGCTCGAACGCCAGGAATTCTTTTTGATCCCCGGGCATGAAGCAGCACGACTGGTCGAAACGCAGATGCCGTACGAGGAGACGCTGCACATACTCCGCGTACGAGGGCTGTGCATAGACCAAAAGACTTCACGTGAAACACAAACGCAACGACTAATTGACACGCTGCATCAGCCGTGGTAAGATTCGTGGATCCGCCCTCTTCGGGCGATGTGTGGTACCCTTGCCACACTGGCCGAGATAAGTCTCGTGCCGTCTTGGCAGCAGCCGAGAAGTGTTCCATCGTTCCATCATGATGGAACACAGATGGAACGGTCAGAAAGCTCCCTCTCGCCCCGTACGACGCACAAGAGAGCCAAGTGTTCCATTGTTCCACGCACATATACGTATATATTTTTGGTTCGAAAACCTGAATATGGGGGGATATGAGATGGAACGCTGGAACAGAAGAGGGTACTTGAAGAGAAGCCCCGAGAGACGGGGCTCTTGGACCAGTGGAATTGTTCCATCGCCGTTCCATTATGGTGGAACGATGGAACAGATATGATCACACCCGTACTACACCCGCAGACTTCCAGACGACAAGATATCGTCATCCACCACGCAGGGCTACACCTCGGTATCATACGTGAACGCATGAAAGGCAAGATCGAAACATTTCCTGGAACAGTTGCGGAACGTGTCGCTTTTGTGGTACACTTTGCGTCATGGCTGGAGTGAAAATCGAACCTTTGCCGGTGGTGGACGTCGACGCGGTGGGTGAAGAAACACTGCGGGAATACGGACGCCGCGCGGGGATAACGTACGCGATGCTTTACGAAATGGTGAAGCAGGACCGGGTTCGTTTTAAGGAGCGTGGAGTCGAGGACGACCCCGAATCGCTCAACTTTTGCATTCCGGGTGTTGAGGGTGTCGGACGGCTGCGCCGCTACGAGCGTACCAAAGCCTACCGTATGCTGCAGATTCTGGCCGAATTCAGGGACGGACCCGCGAACGCGAAGTTTTCTTTAAGACACGCGTACACGGCGGCTGAGGTCAGTCGTGGTGCGATGTCGACGTGGAGAGCTGAGCACCCGACCTTCGATCGTCTGATGGAAGACATCCAGCTCGAAATGGTCGACACGATGAAAGCCGAGGCCTACCGCCGTTCCGTGATTGGACACGACGAGCCGTTGGTGCACCAAGGTATGAAGACGGGTGAAACGATCAAGAAGTTTTCCGACACTTTGCTGCAGTTCACGCTGATGGGGTACGACGCGAAATTCCGAGCCAAAGACGTAAACGTCGCGTTGTCGGGCTCACTTAACCAGAATGTCAATATTGAGGGACTCCGTGATCGACTTGCCCAACGATTACAGGCGGTCGCCAAGTCGAAGGTACAAGGCGAAGAAAGCGCCGATTGATCCGCACAATTTCTCGGAGTTCGTATCCGAGATGAACGATCAAGAGGTGGTGGAGCTTTACTACGATTGGCCAACCTGGGCTCGACCCAATCAGATAGTCCCTCCTGGCGAGGACTGGACGATCTGGCTCATTCTCGCCGGTCGTGGGTGGGGCAAGACCCGGTGTGGTGGTGAATTCGTCCGGTTTCACGTGGAACGAAAGCTCGCTTCACGCGTCGCGCTTATCGCCGAAGACGCAGGGGACGCCCGGGACGTGATGATCGAGGGTGAATCCGGGCTGCTGGCCATATCGCACCCCTTTCAACGCCCGAATTGGGTGCCGTCCAAGCGCCGTCTCGAATGGCCCAACGGAGCGATGGCGACCATCTACTCGGACAACGATCCCGAGACGCTTCGAGGTCCGCAGCACGACCTGTTTTGGGTCGACGAACTTGCGAAGTTTCGTAACGCCAAAGAAATGTGGTCGAACTTGATGTTCGGTCTGCGCCTCGGCCAACGTCCGCGCGGTGTCGTCACTACGACGCCTAAGCCCATTCCAATCGTGCGTGAGCTGCTCGAAAGTCCGCGCGTATTCGTCACTTCAGGGACCACGCATGAGAATTTCGGAAACCTCGCCCCTACCTTTCGTGATGAAATCATCGCCCAGTATGAGGGAACACGACTCGGACGCCAAGAGCTTTACGCCGAGGTTATCGACCCGGAAGATTACGGAATCGTCAAGCGCGAGTGGTTCAAGCTTTGGGACTCCGATCGGCCATTTCCCGATTTCATGTATATTGTGCAGTCCTACGATTGTGCTTACACCGAAAAGACTATCAATGACCCAACCGCATGTTCTGTCTGGGGAGTGTTCAGGCCGAGTGAAGATTCACCTATATGCGTAATGCTCATCGACTGCTGGGAGGAGTTTCTCGCCTACCCCGACCTGCGCCCCCGGGTGGTGAACGAGTACAAAGAGTCCGTGTACGGCGAACCCGGTAAAAAGACCGATTTGGTGCTGGTCGAGGAGAAAGCTTCAGGCATTTCGATCCTCCAGGATCTGCGCTACGCCGGGGTGCCTTGCCGTGGCTACAATCCGGGCAGAGCGGACAAAGTGCAACGGCTGCACATCGTGGCAAACATCGTCGCTTGTGGCCGGGTCTACATCCCCGAATCGGTTGTGCACCGGGGGCAACCGCGCGACTGGGCGGAGAAGCTTGTCTCCCAGATCTGCTCTTTCCCCGAGGCCGAGCGCGACGATCTGACCGACACCACCACGCAAGTGCTCCGGCTGTTAAAGGACATGGATTTCTTGCGTATCGACCCGGCCGAGGTTGCGCCGGATTACTACGACGACGAGCGTCCACGCAGGGTGAACCCTTATGCCCAATGATCTCCTTAAAACGGTCGGCGAGTATGTCAACCCCGAGGACCTGCTGACCTTGGCCGGACCGCTGGCCGGGTTAAAGCCCACGGCCGGGATCACCGCCGCGTTGTACGCGCCGAGCTTAAACGAAAGCGAGGCCGAGGAGTTAGAAAAGCTTCGCGCGATGCGCCCTCCCGTCCCCGTCGCTGCTCCCGTTGCTCCACGTGAAACAGCACAGACCCTGGAAATGCGCGATTTCATGAATCGACTCCGGTACGAGCAGTTCGTGGGAGACCTGCGCCAGAAGTACGGACAACATGCCGATTTAATTCTTCAAGGGCTGATTAAGCAAGGGTTGCAGGACGAAGCGCAACAAGCCCGGATGATCGGTCCACGTGCCAAGCCTCCCGCCCCTCCCGCTGCACGGCACGAGATGACTGTACCCGTAGGACGGTTCCGGAGGTACGCCGAGGGCGGCATGATCGAGCATATGACGCCGGACATGTCTGATGGTGGTCGGATGATCTACACCGATTTGCTCGATTCCTACGCCGGGGGTGGTGGCGTCAAGGGAAAGACCGTACAGCAGATGGCGGACGAATTGCTCACCAAAGGCCTGAAGACCCCAGACCTGTCCAGGCGTGGTTTCATGCGACTGCCCGATCTCGATGGTCCCAAGGAGTCAAAGCTTCCGGTACCCGCCAAAGACATGGAGCGTTACCAGACCGAGAAAACCACGGTAGACCCCCTGTCGGGGTCGGTGGAGAAAGTGGTTGAAAAAGTAGCGCAAACGCCGGTGTCCAGGCGTCAGATGTTGCAGGGCGCACTCGCCCAAGCCGCGCGAAGGGTAATGCCTTCTGTGGCTATGCAGCCTGTGAGGGATATGGCGTCCGAGGTGGTAAAGACTGTGATGAAGCCCATCCCCGCGCCCTCGATCGGTGGATTGGTGGCACAAGGGTTAAAGATGGGAATGGACGAGGACGAAATCCTGCGTTTTGTGCAAAGTGCGATGCCTGGGGCTGACCCTGAGAAACTGGCCGGGGATTTGTACTACTTACCAGGAATTATGCGCGATCCGTACGATTACTTTGAGGACATGGGTGATGAGCCGCTCATGAAAATTTTCGGAAAGTTGGTGTCGCCTTACCAAGAATCGCCGATGGCACTTCGTCGTACGATGCGCGACATTCGAGCGTTAGACCCAGAAAAATACGATGAGTTGAAATCAGTGGCTCGCGATATTAAAATGTCGAATCTGGAAGACTAAGGACCCAATATGGCCACTAGTACTTTCCCTCAACAGCAGCCAGCGATGATTCCGGGACCGGAGGACACCGAAGGCCTGATGGTCGACTTGGAAGACGAATTCGCGGAGAT